CAGCGTAGGCACTTTCATCGGGCCACGGCGTATGGCTATGTAGATGAATGTAGATGATGCGCTTAATAGCCCCGTAGAGATAAACCCCGTTGCTGTAGGCGCATTAGGTGTGGTTGCTGTATAGTTAACTTCTGCTGAAGCATCGTCTGGGAATAAACGGGAAATACTTGAATTGTTCCAGCCCCGCATATTGTCGGCGATTACCCAATTGCCCACGCCGCTAGATTTTTTATACAAAATCCACTGAGGTTCGTACCCCAATGTCACAGACGCATCGCCACTTGCATCAGTAGTAAACGACCCACACGAAATCACATTGTCTGTACCCGCTGTGCCAAAGCCGCCTGCGTCATGGGCGAATAGGTAGGCTACGTAGGTTGCGCCTGATGCGTTAACGCTTGCGTCAGTGCCTACGCTAAAGACTGCGGATGTTGGCGTTGTGCTGTTCCACCATGTTGCGCCTGTAGCTTTGGCGGCTGTGCTGTTTAAAACAAGATATTCGGTATTGGCAAGACTACGGTGGTAAACCGCCCAATCTGCTGTTGTGTCTGTGCGCTTGACAATAATGCTGCCGGGTACAGAGCCAAGGCTGTGGGCAATAGTGGTGTTTGAACCCGTCCCCGTATAAGTCACAACATCAAAGAACTTTGGCTGCTTGCGGAATGTCCATGAGACGTAGGTATTAGCATTTGCATTATTGGCTGATGACCCAGTATTTAATGAAAAATTAGTGGTGTTATATGTAATTGCAGCAGAACCAGAATTAAAAAGAGCCTCATCCCCATTTGACCTCAGATAACTTGTATTTCCAAGTAAAGTCGTCCACCATTGATGCAGTTCAGCCGACCCTCTATTTTTAATCCAAACCAACCCACCTTTAGTAGACAAGTCAATACCATTGGTGATGGTCTGTGTAGAGCCGTTACCCGTGTAGAGGTAGGTGCTGAACACCGACTCTATATAATTTGGCTCTGCAACAACCCCTCCTCCGAATGCGTCATAAGACGCAGCTCCGCTTGTAGCTTGTAACGGCATTGTTATTCCTTATCTTTACAGTTATCAAAGTGCCAACGCTTTGCCATTGCTGGCGATGCTAGTTTTTGGCAATGAGGACATTCTATTTTTGCTTTGGGTTTACCAGTTAAACCTGCTTTAATTTTTGCTCTATGCTTATCCGTAAAACTTCTTCCCTTTAAAGCCTCAGAAGTCTTACGTTTGGTTTCTTCAGATGGTCTGTAAGTTGTAGTTAATCTGGCTTTGGCAATGTTTACTCGACCTTCTTCAGACTTGGGTTTTGACATTGCTTGACGATGTTCTTCTGTAAAAATACGACCCGCAAACAACCCACGCATCATTTGCTTGTGCTCCTCAGTATGCTTATATCCTTGAGCACCATCCCCGCCGTCAGTCATGTTGGTCAATGGGATACCAATATCACGCATTTCGGCAATCAACAAACATTCAAAGTCAATGGCATCAGCATCTGACACGTTTTCTTCTACTTTGGCAATAATCGGCTTTAAACCAAGCGACATCAATTTGCGAATCTTGTTTAACTTCTTTGATTTGCGGCTGGTGTAATACTTAGCCTCGTCTAAATGAAACTCGCAGCGTTTACCATGCCCTTTACCAACGTAGAAAGGCAACCCATTTCTGGGGTCTGTTAGTGTGTAAACGTAGGCGGTGTTCATTACGCCTTGAATTGTGTGTTGCTTGCTAAGACGGTGAAGGTTGCGCTGCCGGTCTTGATGATGAGATAGCGGTAACTGTCTATTCCGCTAGCATTACCAGCAGCAGGCGCACCGCCTAGCCAGCGTGTAGTGACTCCAGAGGTTGTGCCATCCACTTGCACCACGTTGTTGTAGTAGGCAGTCGAGCCTTGCGTGACCAAGAAAGCCACAGTCACAGACTGCCCCGTAGTCATGGCAGTGTTCAACGATGTACCGCTGGACGCTCTGAAGTTGACAGTCCAGTTGGCTGATGCGTTGCTAGTGTAGTACTGGACAGACTGGGTGGTGACATCGTAGTTAATCGTGCCTGTAGCCGCTGTTGCTGATACTGTCGCCACCTCTGCTGCGTCGTTCAAGATCATCGCTAGTGCTGATGATGTACCGCTGAAAGTCTGGGTGCCTGTGAAGGTGTTGGCTACATTGACAACAGCAATATTAGCCGCTGCCAGAGTGGTTGCGCCTGTACCGCCGTTGGCAATTGGTAGTGTGCCAGTGACGCCTGTCGTGAGAGGTAAGCCTGTCAGGTTGGTTGCGACTCCGCTGGTTGGAGTGCCAAGCAAAGGCGTGACCAAGGTAGGGGAAGTTGACAATACATTGCTGCCAGAGCCTGTACTGGTGGCGACTCCCGTACCGCCGTTAGCAACTGCCAATGTCCCTGCTAGGGTAATGGTGCCAGAGCCAGTGATAGGACCACCGCTTGTGGTCAAGCCTGTTGTGCCGCCAGATACATCCACGCTGGTGACTGAACCAGCGCCTGGACCAGAGAAGGCAACGGTAATGGCACCGCTGCCATTGGTAATGGTCACACCAGAGCCAGCAGTCAGTGTTGCGGGTGTCAGCGTGTTGCCTGTGCTGTTGCCAATCAGCAGTTGACCGTTGGTGAAGCTGGTCTGGCCTGTACCGCCATTGCCGATACCCAATGTGCCTGTGATGTCGGCAGTTGAGACTGTGACTGCATCCCAGTTTGCGTTGGTTCCATCGGACTGCAAATACTTGTTGGCGGCAGATGTCTGTGACGGCAGCAGGTTGTTCAGTGCTGCGGCTGCTGTTGACGCGCCTGTGCCACCGTCAGCCACTGCCAGGTCGGTAATGCCTGTGATGCTGCCGCCAGTGATGGTTGCAGAACTTGAAGTGATTGGGCCTGTCACACCGCCTGGTGCGCCAACTGCACCTGTCAGGGTGGAGATGCCTGTCACCTCTAGGGTGGTGCTGGCTGTGATGGCTTTCGCCGCCAGTGTGGTGTTGTTAACAGTGGCAGTGCCAGTGGCAGCACCAATGTTCACGGCTGTGGCAGCGCCAGCCAGGTTGACTGTGGTTGCCGTAGCATTGACCAAGGCAAAGGTGGTGGATGGCGTTGTAAGGCTGGTGGTGACTGCTGGTGATGTCAGGTTGGTGGTGCCTGTGGCAGTCAGCGTCCCAGCAACTGCCAGCGTCTTGCCAGCGCCAACATTCAGGCCAACTGATGTGCCTGTGCCAGCCGCTGCGAACAGTGCGTCCACCAAGTCAAGGTTAGAGTTGCCCTTAGTACCCCATGTGTCGGTGCTGGCACCAACTTCTGGCTTGGTCAGTAAGAGGTTTGTGGTGGTGGTATCTGCCATGATTTATCCTAGTGTTCTTGCGCGAGCAAGCATAGTTCCTGCCTGATTGGACCTGTTGTCAGCGAGGCGTAGGTCATCAATGCCCTTGGTGTACAGCGCCACCCAAACAGGTATGCGCTCGTCGTTTTGCAAGTAAGGTGCAGCTTGCAGCAGTGAGCCGTATAGGTAGATGTCTGGTGCCTGAGTCAACAGCCAGTTGGTTGTGTTGCTGACGCTCAACTTGGCGAGCTTGGCGTAGTAGTCCAGCTCATACGCATAGGTGCTGTCAGGTGTCGGCAGGACGCGGAAGTTGCTGCCTATGATGGCGTAGAACAGTGGCTTGCCAGACGCCACATAGGTAGTGTTTTGCAACTGGTCCAGGCTGTTGAGTGTCTCAAACTGGAGTGGTGTGATGGGGTTGGTTCCCGTCAGCTTCAGCGTCAACCCGTCAAGAAAATCCGCTGGCAGTGCGTTGTACTCGGCGGTGATGTTTCCCGTCCCACGGGTAAGCATATTCCTGGTACGCAGGACTCGCTCAATCTGTGACTCAGCTAGGGTCACAAAGTCAGCAATTGCCGCTGTCAGGTCTGATCTATTGAGCCAATCCGCAACTGATGTCTTCAGCTCGGCGTAGGTAGAGAGTGCCATTTATGCCTCCTTGTCCTGCAAGTCTTTGACCACCCATGTGTGCTCATGTCGGAATTCAAAGGTGCCTACATGACCTATTTCCCGAGAGACATCGTGATCAATGTAGATTTTATACCCAATCTCCTTTGCCTTGAGGCAGAAGAAGACATCCTCACCCACGTAGCCACGCTTGTCATTTCTCCAAGGCGTCTCAAACCAAGGCTCGGACATCTTCTTGAAGACATCTGCCTTGATCAGCATAACGCCCATGCCAATGGTGTCCACCTCCTGCAGACCGTGGTCATCTAGGGTGCTGTAGATTAGCTTGTTGCCAACCTTGGCAGTTGGTCCTGTCGGCATCCTGCGTCTGGCGCAGTTGGTTGCCACGATGTCAAGGTCATGCGCCATCAGCCGTTGGATCATGTCCTGCGGGAAGGTCATGTCAGAGTCAATGAACAGGATGTGGCTGCAGCCCTCGCGCATGGCGTCCAGCGCCAGCTCTGCCCGTTGATTCTGTATCAGCGTACCTTGCATGATTTTCAGGTCAATGCGGTCATTGGTGTTGCAGGCGTGATAGGCCACCATATTGACCAAGCAATAGGCGTACTGGGTGTGAACCATGTCACGCGCTGGAGTGCAAACCGCAATAATTGTCATACTTGTCCTGGTCGTGTTCTGAAGAATCTGTTGTCGGGGTCATTGAGCCAGCGTTTCATGTAGGCTTGATCTGTAATCTTGCCGCTGGACTGCAATTCGTAGTAAATGTTTAATGGAATGCTCGCCACCTTGTGCCACTCGCCTGTCCAGTTGGCCTTGTTGTCGGTAGCGTTGAACTGGTCCTTGTTCTCCTCCACCACATTTGAGACATCCTGCTGAGTCTCAATGGTTGCCTCATCAGTCAATGGGTTGTAGTGCCAGAGCCTGGTGATGCCTGTTGTCTCGTCTTTGTCAAAGATTCGTGTTTCCATATTTTGAAGGTGGACCAAGTTTCCCTGGCCCACCCCTCCGTTTAGGACGTTACCAAGTCGGCAGCAAGACCGTGAGCATTCTCACTTGTGATCTTCAGGCCGTACTCAACAATCAGCAGCCGCTTCTCAGCGTCACCCGTCTTTGCCAGTTCCATCTGCTGGAAAGGACGCAGGTACGCAACTGATGCGTACTCAGGATCCAGCACCAGCGCATCACGCTCGCGTTGGAACCGATTCGCCACCACAGTCACGTTGCCAAAGTCGCTGACGTAGACATCAGCAGCACCAACGATGGTGGCGGGTTTAGCGCCACCATCAATGTTGTAGCGGGTTGCAGCAATACCTGCAAAACCACTCACACGCTGCTTGTTCACCGGACCTGTCATCAGGATTTTCGGTGTGCCGCCAGATGTCCAGGTCTTTTGAATCACATTCTTGAGAATGGTTTCAGTGAAGGTCCGAACAGTACCATCAGTACGCAAGCTGTTTGGCAGCGTTGTGTAAGACGGGTCAGTGCCAGTTGTATCAGTGTTGGTCTTGATGAAGGCCAGGACAGAGCCGGTAGTACGTGCAGCACTGGTGCTACCTGCACTTGCGATCTGGCTCTGGACCATCACCAATTCCATATCACGCTTCAACTCAGCGCCCTTCTTAGCAAGTTGGTCATTTGTGTTGACAAGGACTCGTTAGTTTCCTTGCTCTGCAATCCAAGGGAATGATTGCAGACTGTAACTTTCGCTACAGATCAGACTATATCTTCACCCTCTTTTTAGAGGGGCCAGGCGCTTGGGGCTACTTAGCCCTACGGGATTTCTCCCTAGTCGTTGAACCTTCCGATTTCTCGGCTTGGCTGCTGATTGCCCAATCCTCAACATTGTCACACTTTGGTAGTTGAGGCTCTAAGGGGTTTCCAGCAATTCACCTGGTTTTCGCCGTGCATTACTGCACAGTAGCCCATGTAGTTAAGGCAAGCTCAGACTTACGTCCAGCCTTGTTGACAACTTCCTCGGTGTTGGACAGCACCACAGTTTTGCGGCTGATCTGGCAATAGTTCTGCATCCGCACCGTTGCGGTTACAGGGTCGTAGGTTCCAATGTCATCACCCTCAAGTTGCGCGTTGGTAGCCGCAGCTTGGAGTGCATCGGTCTGCCACTCGTACAAAGTGTTTTGCACACTGTCTTTTCCAATGTTGGATTGGAACGGCGTCTCCTCTGGTGAGATGTTGTAGATGATGTTGCTGAGATTTTCACGGATACCCTTGGCAGAGTATGTGGTGAATGTATTGCTTACGATAGCCATTTTGAATTACCTCAAAAGATGTTCAATTGCGGAAGCCGCATCGTTGACGCGACCAGTTTTAGCAAGACGTTGTTGCGACCTTCTAGCATCAGTTATGTTGTCCATTCTCCCCGCTGCACCTGGCTTGGCGGGTTTAGGCCCATTGTTGACCGCTGGCCTGATGTTGCCCCTCTTGGTCATCATCTGGTCGTACAGCGCAGCCTTACGCAGCGCAACGACAGCACGGTGGTCAAAAATATTTTTCAGCTCGTCAGAGGAAAAGCCTAGCTTCTGTCCCCACTCAATAAGCAACGTCTTTTCAGCCTTGGCCTTGTCTGGATTGCTCCACTCAGGGATGGCTTTGAGCAAGGCATCTTGCTGTTGTGCAAGGTGTGCCTGCATGGACTGGTATTGCTCTTGCGCCTGGATGTTAGAGAGTCGCTGCCTTTCAGACTGAATAGCTGCGTGTACTTTCTCGGCATCTCTTGCAAGTTCCTTTTGCCTCACCCACTCGATTGGGTCTTCGCTATAAAGACGATCCATATCGACCTGTGGTGCAGCGTTTTGCTGAAGTTGAGCCTGGAGTGACCCCAATAACTTGGAATACTGCTGGCGCTCCGTCCGCACAAGTTCAGCCTCTGCCTGGAACGCCCTTCGTTCCTCGGACACTTGCTGAGTCTTGCGGGTGTAGTCTGCTTCTCGGCTGTAGCCCTTTTGGAGTTCTTCAAGCGTGACCTCGACATTCTTGCCGTCAACTTTGACGGTGAATACGGGTGGCTTGTCCTCCTCCTCCTCGGCCTCATCCTCATCAGGCTGTTCCCCATCGGAGTCTTGCAATTCCTCCTCTGGAGCCGCTGAGTCAACTTCCGTCAACTCTTCATGCAACTCAACGTCCTGTTGGTCCCCACCTTCCGATGGCAACATCGCGTCAATCGCACTTGCTGCGTTAGCAATATTTAGGTTATCCATGTTTCAGTTCCTTTCATTTACGGGTGCGTTCCAATTTCTTACGCTCCACCCAACCGTTGTCAATCATCTTCTTCAGCTCAGTTTTCAACATATCAATGCTTTGCAGCATCGCCCACGCTTGCTCACGTTTTGCAGATTCATCGGGAAGGCTAGACTTCCACTTGTAAACCTGGATATCCTGAAGCTGTTGCAGGGCATTGGTAAAAACCTCGTCTTGGAGCAGTAGCTCTGACTTGTTGCCCTTGCGGATGATGTCTTCCTCGGTCATTGAAAGGTTCCTAGTTGTTGTTGTTTAAGCATCTCACGGTCAATATTCTGTTGAGCCGTAATCTCTGCCGTACTGATCTGGGTGTTGTACTTCAGCTCCAGCTCGTACTTCTTTAAAGCCATCTCTTGGTACATCTTGTCTCGCGCAAAGTCATCGTCCATCACCATCTTCTGGCGGCTGAGTTCAAGTTCTGCTGCCTTCTTCTGGATGTCGGCCTGGATGCTCTGAGCCTGAACCTGCGCCAGCATCTCCTCTGGTGTTGGCTTGGGTGCGGGTGGTGCTGGCGGCTGGTAGTCGGCGGGTATCTGGTTGAAGAACTGGCTTGGGTCTTTAAACCCGTTCAGCTCCACAATTTTTCTTAGTGTGCTGCTGTATTGTGATGGCGTCACCAGGGGATTCACCACACCAAGCTGGGTCAGCACTTCTTGCTGCTTGGCGCTAATCTGCATCAGTGCCGCCACTCGCTCGTTGGTGTCTCCGTTGCCCATGCCAATATTGATGGAGCAGTCCATTGCAGCGTCCCAGGCTCGCGGATCAATCTGCACAAACTCATTCCGCAGGCGCACCATGCGAGCCTTGTCCTGGTGGGTGGTCACCAAGAACAGGATGCTCTTAAACAGCTTCCGCATCCCTTCTGCCATGATGCGGCTGATCAACTCAATGCGGCCTTGGCTGGCTGAGATAGTTGCTGCCACTGCCGCCTTGGTGCTGGACTGCAAGGCGTCAGCGTTCAGGCCCATAGCCGCCTTGCTCATCCCAGTACGGTCCTCACGCAGTTGGTCCATGTAGTCCAGCATCGGGAATGCTGCCTGTCCAACAAATGGCGTGGAGAACGGCTGCACCATGCCGGGTGCCCTCATGCGAATGATTGCGCCTGTCTCGTTGTTCAGGACATCCTCAATGTTGACTTGACCCTCCACAATGGCAGTCCTTGGGTGAATGCTCTGCGCCAGGGAGTCCAGCGTGTTCCTGAGAATCTCGCTCTTGATCTCTTGCAGGTCATGCGTGATGTCAAAGATGGACATGGCCTCCAAGGGAGAGGTGTGTGGCTCGGGGTCACAGGGGAAATCAATAAACGGAATGTAGGACGCTGGCAAGTTCCGCAGAATCTTGTAGCCGCTGCCGATACAGCAGATTTTCCGCAGCTCGGGTATCCCGTCCATGTCGTAGTCAATCCGCAGGTACGCCTCAACGTACAGCACCCTTTCCATCATGGGGTTGGCGCTCTCAGCAGAAACACCAAAGGCACTCACAGGCTGACGCGCCAGGTACTCTTCGTTCGTGTCCAAGTCGGTGCTGGTGATGTTCTCCCGCACCTCGTCCTCGTCGTAGCCCAACTCAATCAGTTGCGCCACTGTCGCCATCTGTCGGTGGGCAATGATGGCTGAGTCATCAAATGACCTAGCTCGGCGGTCCAGCAGCAATTCCTCGGGCGGCACGGACATAATCCGCACCCGTCCACCCTTGATCTTGCGCTTGATCTGGACATCGTGCAACTGACCCATCATCTGGTCAGGATAGGTGTTCATCACCATCACATCAGTCTGCTCTTGCATTAGGATTTGCAGCGTCTGGTCATCAAGGCCAGAATACTCCTCGATCCGGACAGTCTCGTCCTCCTCCCACCAGCACTTCATAATCCCGCACTTCCGCACCAGGCTATCCTTGAAGGTGGCGTAGGTGGTCAGAAAACCGTTGTTGTCAGAGTTGAAGATGAAGTTGCAGTAATCAGTGGCCTGCTGTGCATTGGCAACGTCTTCTGGTCCCGTTGGCACAAACTCGACAGTGTTCTCTGAACTGAAGAATATCCGCATCAGGCTTGGCATCATGGCTGATACGGTATCGCGCACCTCCATTGCCACCACCTGGCTGCGTCCCTCTTCCTCGGTGCCGAACAGGTCACCCCTGTAATACTCAGTACCCTTGGCTCGAATGGGACTCAGGTCAGTGTCAATGTAGCTGACTGCATCGGTCAGCTCCATGTTGATGATGCCTTGGAGTTCGTCCAGGTCCATCACCTCAACGGCCTGGGTGTCAGTGTTTAGATTTTCCATTTCAAAACCATTCTTTTGCGTAGTTTGGACGATTCTTGTCGATCCAAGGTTTAGCCGCCAGCGTCAGTTCGTATGCGTTCCGTCCTATGGTGCTGCTTCCAATGTGGTGAACGTAGCTGGCACTAAGAAAGTGCTTGTAGCCCTTCTTCTCCAAGTCAGCGCAGATGACATCATCGCTGAAGTAATTAATCGGTGGAAACTGACAATCCTCAAAAGCCTCTGCGCTCATCCAAGCAAATATAGGGCTGACAACAGACAACGGCCTGACAAATGACTCATGCGTGAACTGCATATTATTCAGCACCTCGCCGTCATTCCACCTGATATTCTGGTACGGCCTGACTGCATCTGACCTTGACGCCACCAGTCCAGGGTTCTGGTTTAACTCCTTGCAAATAGCAACATCGTCCAGCAACATCCTATAACTATTTGGCGTCAAGACAATATCATCATTCGCTATCACTACAGCCCCATAACCATCACTCAGCGCCCTGCTGATCACTGCGTTGTAGTCATCACCAAAGTTGGTGGCCTCACCCAATATCAGTGTGCAGCCGTATCCGCTAACTACCTTGTCTGGTCCCTTCAGGTAAACCTGAACGTCAGGTGCGTACTGCCTGATACTCTCAAGCAGTACGGGTAAACCCTTACCGTGGACGGTGCTGATGACAATGGGAGGGTTCATTCTTCCAGCTCTGTGTCCATTTCCTCGTCTTCAACAATCCAAGCATCGCACGTTCGGCTGGCGGCGCACTTGAAGTCAAATATCTCGCAGTACCCTAAGTCCTCAACGTCTTCGCTACCGATACCCTCGGCAATGCAATCCAGCATCTCCTCGTCCTGGTTGAACGCCGAGCAGTTACCGCATCTGCTCATCTTGGCGTCTTTTATGGCCACGTCCCATTTCTCTGCCTTACGCATCCAAAACTCGGTATTGGGCAGCTTGGGATTCTCTGGGCCGTATGCGGCCTTGGTAATCGCCTTCTCCCGGTTCTTCAGGTTTAGCGTCACGTCCTGCGTAGCCTCTGGACAGGAATCGCCAGGCTCCTTACCGCCCATGATAATCATCACGGCGTGTTTCATCTCTCTGGGTATGGTTCTCATTTCATGCCCTTCTTCATCTTCTGCGCCTCGGACATGGCGATAGCCACGGCCTGGTCACGGGTCTTGACCTTCTGACCGGAGCTGCTCATCAGCTTCTTGTCTTTAAATTCACCCATCACCTTTGCAATTTTCTTGGTTGCTGCTGTAAGTTTCATGCTGCCCTCGTCAGGTTACGTTTCAAACTCGAACCATACTTATGCATCTGCGAGCCGAACATCGCAGTCCCGGCATCGCTGGCAAATGTAAGGCAAAAGGCGTCTGCCTTGTCGGGTGACGCCAACCCACGCTTGCGAATCTCGTCCTTGCCCTCAATCTGAATTTTACCCCCGCTGGTAAAGAAGTACCTCACTGTCGCCAGTTCAGCAATCAAGGACTCATCCTTGGGAATAACGCAGTCCCGCTTCTCCAGCCATGCCTTGGCCTTGTGCCACAGTTCAGCCTTCAGGTTCCTGTACGTACTCCCCAATGCCGGGGATTCTGCCACATTGATGCCAATGGCTGGCAACTTCAGCTCACGCAGCCTGTCCACCACACCAGCACCCAGGCCAATACTATCCACCATAATCTCATGCGGACGCTGGTCCGGTGGCAATGCCTGGTACTCAGCCATCACCGCACCAGTCAGTTGCATCAGGTCCAGGTTCTTCCACGTCTTCACTGGCTCGGTAACTGCATTACCCTGCCGCTTGCACAGTGCGCTCCTGTCACTGCCAAACCTCGCAACGTCCAGCCCCCACACAACCTTGGCTATTGGGCTGACTGCTACGTCCCTGTTCGTTGCCGCCTCCAGCAGCTCCATCGGTATCACCGTATCGTCATCGCTGCGCGGGAAGTCGCCCAGCACCCGGATGCGGTAGGCGTTGGACTCCTCGCCGTACCTAGACTTCATCTCGTCCATGTAGGCGTCTGACACCCTGGGGCTGTCGGCGCAGCTCACCTTCATGGTCACCCAGTCATCCTTCAGGCGGTTGTGGGTATCAAAGAAGAAACCGCTGCTGCGTACCGGGTTACCCAAGAGTAGCGTCACGGCCTTGTGGCCCGACATACTGCCTGCCGCCGCCTCGAACACCTGCTCTGGTATACCGCTGGCCTCGTCAGCCACCAGCATCACATTGTCGGAGTGGACGCCTTGCAGCGCCTCGGGCTGCTCTGCGCGTGATGTCCTGGCGCTGATGAACGCTTCTGTCGGTGCCTCTCTCACCTCGATGCGGTCCTGCTTCACCTCCAGCTGCTCCTGCAGTGTCGGTGGTAGCGCCTTCACCCAGCGTTTCAGTTCCGCGAACAGCGCGTCATACAACTGGCTGCTGGTGGGTGCGGTAACCACAATCTTGACGGGGAAGCGCAGCAGCAGATACCAGATGATGGCCCATGACGCTGCCGTACTCTTGCCTACGCCATGTCCGCTTCGGACGCTGATGCGTCTGTTGTTGGCTGCGATATGCCCCAAGAATTCCTCTTGCCACGGATCAGGCTTAACGCCAAGGACTTCCCTTACAAACAGCACGGGGTTGTTTTTATACAGCTTGGCAAAGGCAAGAAACGGATTAGCGTCAGTGGTCATATTTCATATTATGCATTTTTTATTTTTTTTGGGAGGCGTGTTGCGAGTGATGGGTGGGGGGGTGCTTGGCGTGTAACGTTTGGCGTTACGTTTTATTTTTTACGTTATGTTTTATTTTTTTCGGTAGGCGTTTGGTGCTGCAACTGCCGCCCCCGCCGTTGGCGCTGACGGGGGGGTCACCCGGCTGGCGCGGCAGGATGGAGCCGCCAGCGCCTGGACTCACCATGTTGCGTAAAACATACAGAAACAGCAGTTATGCACCGAATGCTTAATACGATGTCCATTATGTTAACAAGCAAATGGCTTATCCACAGGCTATACAGACACTTTAGCCATATCCTGTAGTTATCCACAGGATAGAGCTGGAAAGTCTACGTTTCGCCTGTGGATAAGTCCTCGACCACCTCGAGCTGGCGCAAGGCGTCCAGGCGCAGGTTGCCGATATTGACCGTCACCGCTGCCTGTTTCGCGCCATATGTCTTAGCGTCCCACCTCTCGGCGAGCCACTGGCGCGTTCGGATGCGGTGCAGCGGCTTGCTCGGGTTATCGTCGGAGATGGTGTCGGCTATCTCCACAGTCTCGCAAGCCATCATATCGGCAGCACGCACGCGTGCGCGTAGTATATCCGGCTCATAACCGTTATCTTCAATCCAAGTCTCAAGCGCACGCTTGCTAATGCCCAATTCAATGCAGACATTAGCAATTGACTTGCCCACCTCGATCATTGAAAAGACGATTTCCTTGTCAATTGACTCCAGCATGGCGATGTCTGCCTTCCGCTTCACATACATCTTTAAAAGCTCCACAATCGTCTATCGTTGAACCAAGCACCCCAAGTACCAATCTGTACCTTTGATGCCACCTGAGTCGATTTTAACGGCTCCTAACGCCATCCATCATCCTTGCGTGTTCAAAGTTGAACAACGGCTCCTTGATTCCCCCGCTCAGGTCAACGTCAGCATCAGGCCAGTCATCAAACCCTGTCTTACCACCTGGCGTCACCTGTACCATCCTTGTGCCTGGTAGTAACGCTTTTGCCTTAATAATATCCTGAATAATATCTGACTGCAATAATAACTCTAACTCCTCCATTGACCATATATGCCTATTACCAACATCAGGCCGAAACTGTTGATAATATATTGCATCAGCGTGAGTCTGAACCACCACCATCACACTCTTGTCTTGCATAACCCACTCCACTGCATTAATACTCGGCTGCTCAATCTTATTATCTAATGCCCACTGGTCAAGAACACCAAACCCCTTAACCATCCCGTTAACCGCCTTCTCCATCTTCTCGATGTCTCTCTCCTTCTGTGCATTGAAGACCCTCTCCATCTGCTGCTCCAGCTTCAACCTCAAGCTGGAATCCACCAGCATCTCAATGCGCCTAATTCCCCACCTAGCCTCATGGTCATTCTTCACCCGCTCCAACCTAGCCACCAAAGACTCAGCCTTAACCTTGAACTCATCCAACGGATAGCGCGTAGCCTCCACCACC